GGGAGGTACCCTCGGCTGGCGGCGAGCCCCGCTACACGCTCGCCGAGGTGGCGGACATGCTGGAGGCTGAGGTGGTACGCCGCGCGCGTGATGGAGAGCCGTACGGGAGCGCGCCTAAGTATGCCGCCCTCTGGCTCCGCTCCGGGGGCGCCGGGAGGGCGTGATGGCTGAGACTCTGCGCACCCGTGTGTTTCAACGTTCCGGCTTCTTCGGGGGCGAGGTGGTGCAATGGCCGCGGATGAGGACCGTCGTCGAGTGCTCGCAGCGGCACCGTACCGTACGAGCCGCGGATCGGTGTGCACAACGGCTGCGACGTGAGTGTGAATACGCCGAAATAGAGCGAAACGCCACGCGCCACCGCGCCGCACCCGAGGGGACGGGAGGGAACGAGCCGTGAGCCGGGCCTCCCGCTCCAACCGCGCCGAGTGGCTCGCCCGCACCGAGCGGGCACCAGAGCCTCGGCTGGCCGTACGCACGAATCCCCGGCACGCCAGGCCCCGAACGGCAGACCCCGAGTACGAGCGCCTCCGCCTGCGCTGCCCGATCTGTGGGGAGGTGATGCAGGCTCCGAGGCAGCGACCGTTCCACCTGGTGTTTGCGCACGGCTGGCGCCTCCCACGCGCCCCACCCCCTCGAGCGTGAGCCCTGAGAGATCGTCCACGTCCACCACCTAGCCGGCAACCAGCGTTGACCCGAGAAGAAGTCGCACTCCTGACGGACAGCCGCCTCTCGCGCGAGGCTCGGATCATGGGGCTTTACGTGTCCTCGTTGGGCGAAGGCGAGCACCCGGTATCGCACGACCAATTCCGCATCATCCTCGGCCGCAGCGCTCGCGGCCTGGCGACCGATTCATCCCTCGCCGGCTTTATCCAGGAGCTCACGGCGCACGGGTGGGTGGCTCGAAAGCCGGGCGGGCGCGGGTCACCACGGTACCGCTTTGCCCCCCCGTCAGGGGTGGGCAGAACCACGGGTGTGGAAAACTCTACCCCACTCCCAGGGGTGGGTAAAGATTCTACCCCCCCGTCAGGGGTGGGCAAAGAAGCGCTCTACCCCCCCGCCAGGGGTGGGCAAACGCCCCCCTCCTCCACCCCTCCTTCTACACCTCCTCCTGTACCTGACGCGCGAGCGCGCGAGCGACCCGAGAAGCCATCGGTGGGAGACGAGGTCAAGGCCACCGTCCACAAGTCCGACGAGCTGCTCGCTGGCTGTCGTGATTCGTTGCTCGACTACCTGGCCGTCCGGGTGGACCCCAGGTACCAGGGCGCTTACGTCCAGCGGGTCGTGACGAGCCTTCAGGGCGCGGACGAGTGGATGTGGAAGGACCGTACCGGCCGGACGCTCACCGATGGCCGCACGAAGGTGCTGGCAGCCGCGTTCAACGAGCTGGCCTCCGGCGACGAAGTGGGCCCGCACTTCCCGGAGCCACCCGGCGGATTCGGCAACCTGCGCTCGAAGGTGCGCTACCTGGTGGCGTCGTCTCTCGGCGTGGACCGGGACTCAGCCAAGAACGGCACCACGAGCTCACCCACGACAGCCAAGCGCGGCACGTTCCCCGAACCGACGAGGTCGACGACCGATGCAGCCTGAGATACGCACCGAGACCGAGACGCGAACCTGCCACTGCGGGACCGCGTTCGAGGCGGACGTTGCCGTGTTCGGAAGGGCCCGACTCGGCCCGACCCGCTGCCCCGTGTGCGACGCGGCCGAGAACGAGCGCCATCGCCAGGCGTTCATAGGCGAGGTGAGCGACCCGCTACCCAGACTCGCCGCGGTCGGCGTGAACATCAGGAAGCACGGCAGCCTGACGCTCGACGACATGGGCACCGCGCCAGCGGTCATCATCGCCAGGAGCTTCGTCAAGCGGACCATGCGCGCCGGTGCATGGGACTTCCTGCAGGGCCTCTACCTGGCCGGCCCGACGGGTGTCGGCAAGACACAACTCGCAGTCGCCACCATGCGTGAGCTCGTCGACCAGGGCTACCGGGGTCGCATCGTGTTCGACCGGGCACGCGCGCTCATCACCACCATCCAGGACCGCTACGGCAGCGGCAACGTGGACGACGCGATCGCGCTCAAGAGGACCGCGGGCCTGTGGGTGCTCGACGACATCGGCACCGAGAAGCCGACACCCGACGCCTTTCGGATCCTCGAGGACATCCTCGATTGCCGGGAGGGCCACCCGACCATCCTGACCAGCAACCTCGAGCCCGGCCAGCTCGCCGAGCAGTGGGCCGACAAGGACAGCCTCGGACGCTTCCGCTCACGCATCGGACCGCAGAACTACGAGTCGGTCGTGCTCGACGGTGACGACCGGAGGTTCACATGAGCCAGCGTATCGAGTATGCGAAGTACGAGACGGGTTGGAGCTTGGAACAGTGCGATGAGGCCGCGCACGTGTTCCACGCCTACCGACATGGCATTGAGCGCTCGTTGGCCCATGACTTCCACGAGTGGTGCGAGTCGGAAGGTCTGCCCAAGGCCGAGCGCAACAAGGTGTGGGAGTGCCTCGCGGCGTATGTCGAGTACCGCGTCTCGATGGTCGGCTACTCGGACGAGGGGAGAGCCGATGAGCGTTAACCAGGATTGGCGGGAGCGGTACGAGAAGCACATCCGTTCGGCACGATGGCGGAACATCCGCCGGGACGTGTTACGCCTGCGCGGCAACACGTGCGAGCGATGCATGGAGCCGCAGGCCCCAAGTAGCCTGGAAGTGCATCACGTTACCTACGAACGGCTGGGCCGGGAGCGCATGTCGGACCTGCGCGTGCTCTGCCGCGACTGCCACGCGATGGAGGATTTGAAACGGGCTGCCGCAGGGCGTCGCCGTGCATCGGAGGCGCTGGCTGAGGCACGTCTCGCCGGGTGGGCGTGGAAGGTGTACGGGCCGCATTGGGAGGAGCTCGACCGCGAGTACGTGGAGGAGCGCTTTGAGCGATGGCTTGAGCGTGACTCCCGATGAGTAGCGTTGACCAGCCCACCCTCGGTGCCGTAGCTTTGGCGCACATCGAAGTGCGTGGCCCACGTGGCCCAGCGTCGGGAGCAACCCCGGCCCTGGGCCACGTTTCGTATCAGCCCAAGCCGATCGAGTGCCGTGACTGCGGTCGCCCGATCGGAGGAGTCGCAGCAGACGTGCAGACCACCGGCCGCACCCGCACCCATTGGACCGAGCTTCGCCCCGGCGAGCACGGCGCATGGTGCAAGGACTGCGCGGTGCTGACGGTGTACGTAGCGGAGGCGGTGTAGCCCGTGCCGAGATGCGGAGACTTCGGGGGCGAGACCGCGGACGGATGGCCGTGTCAGCGGCGCTCCAGGGCCGGGCTCTGCCACGCGCACCGGGAGAACGCGGCACCTGGCGGGAGGCCAACGGGGTACCGCGAGGAGTATGCGGAGCAGTGCTACAAGCTTTGCCTGTTGGGAGCGACGGACGAGGACCTGGCGAATTTCTTCGACGTGGCGCCCTCGACGATCGCCGAGTGGGTCAACGCCCAGCCCGTGTTTTCGGAGTCCAGAAAAAGCGGCAAGGACGCGGCCGACTCGAACGTAGCTGACCGGCTCTACCAGCGCGCGACCGGCTACACGCACCCCGAGGAGAAGATCTTCCAGTACGAGGGCGAGCCGGTCCGGGTCGAGACGCTGAAGCACTACCCGCCCGACACGGCGGCCGCGATCTACTGGCTCAACAACCGCCAACGCGGACGGTGGAGCAACCGGCATCTGCACGAGCTCACCGGCAAGGACGGCGGGCCGATCGAGACGCGGGAGCTGTCGGACGAGGAAGTCACGAAGCGGCTCACGGACGTGCGTAACCGGCTGGTCGCTTTGACCGGTGCCCCGTCCACGAACGGGCGCAACGGGCACTGAGTGTGCTGGCGATCCTGATGGCGAGCGCGGTCGCCCTGCTCGCTGAAGCCGAGGCGCTGTCCTGGGAAGCTGAGCGACGTGGGCTGATCGCTCCGGACTTCGGTGCGTGGGTCGAGCGAGCGCGGCCGGAATGGAAGTGGGACGCGCGCCACTTCCGGGTGATGCAGGAGCGGCTTGACCGTGTGACGGCCGGCGACCTCGAGCGCGTCATCTTCCAAGTGCCGATCCGGCACGCGAAGTCCGAGCACAACACGATCAGCTACAACGCCTACCGGCTCGAGCTGGACCCCGAGACGCGCCTGCTGATCATCAGCCACAACCAGCAGCTCGCGCTCAAGTTCAGCCGCGCGATCCGCAAGCTGGCGCTCCGGCGTGGCGTCGCTATGTCGACCGACCGGAACACGGCCGGCGAGTGGGAGACGGCGGCCGGAGGTGGGGTCACGGCGCTCGGCATCGGATCCGGGACTGCGTCGCTCAACGCCGACGTCATCACGATCGACGACCCAATCGGCAAGCGGGCCGACGCCGAATCGGACGCGACCCGCGAACGGATCTGGGAGGCGCTCACTGACGACGTGCTCGCGCGCGCCGAACCAGGCACGTCGGTTCTGCTCACGATGTCGCGATGGCACATGGACGACCCGACCGGTCGCATCCTCGACGGCAGGGCAGGCGGCGATTGGCAGGTGGTCGACCTTCCGGCCCGAGCCGAGGAAGCCGACGCGCTCGGCCGGTCCGCGGGAGAGGCGCTATGGCCCGAGGAACGCGACGACGAGTGGCTCGACCAGAAGCTCGCCGAGCTCGGCTCGTACGGGTTCGCGTCGCTGCTCCAAGGTCGACCGTCCCCTCGTGGTGGCGGGATGTTCAAGTGGGACTGGTGGCAGCTGCTCGATGCCGTCCCCGCGACCGGCCGCATGGTCAGGTACTGGGACGTGGCCGGTACCGACGTAACCGGATCGAACGACCCGGACTACACGGTCGGCGCGCTCGGCTGTCGCATGGACGACGGCCGCACGGCGTTCGTGGACATCGCGCGTTTCCGGCTCAGCGTCGCCGCCCGTGACGCTCGCATCGTCGAGGTCGCCAAGGACGATCGGGCGCGCTACGGTGGGCGCGTCGTGTGGTGGTTCGAGTCCGAGACGGGCATCGCGGGATCGGAGCGCACCGAGAGCATCGTCCGGGCGGTCCAAAACGTCGGCATCGCGTGTCACTCAGAGCGTGCGACCGGCTCCAAGGAGGTCCGCGCCGAGCCGCTCGCGTCGAAGGCCGAGGCGGGAAACGTCGTGCTCTGTCCGGGTGAGTGGCGTGACGACTTCCGGCTCGAGGCTGCTCAGTTTCCGACAGGATCGCACGACGACCAGATCGACGCCGCGGTCGGGGCTGACGCGAAGCTCTCTATCGTCAGGTCCGTCGGTGTCCAGAGAGTGAGGCTCTAAGTGGCCACAACGAGCGTAACGACCGCCGACAAGTCGAAACCGAGCTATAAATCCGCAGCGTACAAGGCGATGATGGCCGAGGTGGCCGTCGTCAGGGACGTGTCGGCCGGGATTGGCACGGTGCGCGCGAGGTCGACCACCTACCTGCCCAAGCACCCGCAGGAAGAACTCGGCGACTACATGGTGCGGCTCAATCAAGCCGTGCTGTTCAACGGTGTGCAGCGCACTCTCGAAGGGCTGGCCGGTATGGTGTTTCGCCGGGATCCGGTCCCGTCCGATGACATGCCGCCGAAGATCCTGGAGCACCTGGAGAACATCGACAACACCGGGCTGCACGTGGACGTGTTCGCCAAGAACCTGTTTCTGGACGCGCTCGAAGCGGGACACGCTGGCATCCTCGTGGACGTGCCCGCGGTCCAGGCGGAAGGCCGCAGGCTCATGCAATCCGAGGAGACCGCACTCGGGGTCAGGCCATACTGGTGCCACGTGCGCAAGGACGACGTGTTGTCTTGGCGCACGGCGGTGATCGCGGGCCGAACGGTGCTGACCCAGCTCGTGCTCCGCGAGATCACGAACGAGGAAGATGGCAAGTTCGGTGAGAAGGAGGTCACACGGTACCGGGTGCTCCAGCGGTCGGTCGAAGGCGTGGTCACGTGGGAGGTGCTCAAGATCGACACCGACACGGACAAGGTCGCCTCGGTGGCAGGTCCCGGCGTCGTCACGAACCAGACCGAGATTCCGTTCGTCGCCATCTACGGCAAGCGCACCGGCTTCCTCGAATCCCGCCCGCCGCTCAGGGACCTCGCTGAGACGAACCTCGCGCACTACCGGCTACTCGCCGACCACCTGTACGCGATGCACCTGGCGAATATCCCGGTGGGCGTGCTGACGGGCGTCGACCCCGAGACGGCGGTGGAAGTCGGGCCGAACGCGTGGCTGAAGCTGCCCCAGGGCGCGACGTTCGCGTGGGAAGCGCACGACGGGGCGAACTTCCAAGAGAACCGCGAGCAGCTCCGCGAGTTCAAGGCCGACATGGCCGCGATGGGGTTGAGTCTCCTCCAGGTCGAGACCCGCCAAGCCGAGACCGCGGCCGCGACTCGGATGAATCGCACCGAGCAGGACTCCGCGCTCGCGACGGCCGCTCGCTCGCTCCAGGACGGGCTCGAGATGGCACTGATCTTCCTGGGTAAGTTCATGAAGATCGACGCGCCCGGCACGATCCAGATCAATCGGCAGTTCGAGCTGGAGCCGATGTCGCCCGAGGAAATGCGGGAATGGCGTGAATCGGTCGCGTCCGGCCAGCACTCGCTCGAAACGATGTGGGCGGTCCAGCGCGAGCGCGGGATGTTGCCGGACGACTTCGACCCGGAGGTGGAGCGGGAGCGCATCGACGCCGACGGACTCGGCTCGCCCGAGCCCGCGCCCGCGTTCGGAGCGGTCGCGTGAAGCCTCCGGTCATCGTCGCCGAGGTAGGGGCGAACCACCGGGGAGAGCTTCCGACGGCGCTTCGCATGATCGAGATCGCGGCCGGCTACTGCCGTGAGCACTTCCGGCTCGACGGCGTGCGACCGGACGTCGTCGTCAAGTTCCAGAAGCGCACGCCACGCGCGTCGCCGGACGACTTCAAGCGCCCGCACCCGAATGCCGCCCACGCGTACGGAGCCACGTACGGCGCGCACCGGGAGGCGCTGGAGCTATCGCGGGCCGATCACGTCGAACTGTCGGAGCGGTGCAGAGAGCTCGGCGTCGGCTACGCTTCGAGCGTCTGGGACTGGCACTCGGCCGAAGACATCTGCCGGCTGTTGCCCCGCCCTGCGTGGGTGAAGATCCCGAGCGCGAAGAACCTCGACACCGTGCTGATCGAGAAGGTGCTCGGCGAATGGCCCGGTGAGGTCCACATCTCGCTCGGCATGATAACGAGAGCCGAACAGCGTGGCCTCGTCGATCTCCTCGTCAAGCTCGGCGTGTCCAAGCGCGTCGTGCTCTATGTCTGCACGTCAGCATACCCGGCCGAGCCCGAGCACGTCCGGCTCGGAGAGATCGAATGGATGACCGCAGAGTTGGGGCCGATGGTCAAGTCGATCGGGTTCAGCGGCCACCATGCCGGCATCGCGATCGACATGGCGGCGGCGGCGATGGGCGTTTCCCACATCGAGCGCCATTTCACGCTCAATCGCACCTGGAAGGGCACCGACCATGCCGCCTCGCTGGAGCCGGACGGGCTGAGACGGCTCATACGCGACGTCGGCACGGTGACGCGGGCGTTGGGCGACAAGGGTGACGGGTTGCTCGACGTGGAGGCGGAAGCCAGGGAGCGGCTCCGTGGCGCGTCGGATGTGAGGGCGAGGACGTACGCGTGAGCCCGTTGTACGACTTCCGCTGCGGTAACGGCCACACCCACGAGCGTCTCCGGCGTTACGAGCACAGGGACGAGCCCGCGACGTGCCTGGAATGCGGCGAGTCGTCCGAGCGTATCGTCTCGGCTCACCACACCGCGCCCGACGGCGTGTACAGCTACAGCCCGAACCTCGGGAGCCCCAGCGAGCACGAGCGCCGCTACGAGCAGGCGAGAGAGCAGGGCGAGCGGCTCGGGACCGGCGGTAGGTCGTGATCCTCGGCCTGATCTGCGCGCGCTACCACTCGGTTGGGCTGCCCGGTAAGAACTGGCGGCCCATGCACGGCACGCCGCTCATCGAGTACGCGATCGAGAAGGCGATGGCGTCGATCTGCGACGAGGTCATGGTATCGACGGACATCCCGCGCCCGGTCTGGTCCTACGCGGTGCAGCGCATCGACCGGCCGGAGCACCTATGCGGGCCGGAGGTCGCGAAGTGGGACGTGTGGAAGCACGCTCGGTCCGTGACGGGCGCGGAGGTCGTGGTGGACATCGACGTGACCCGTCCGCTCACGACGGCCGAGGACATCGACGGGTGCATTGACGAGCTCATGGTCGACCAATGGCCCGCGGTCATGGCGGTGGCGCCCGCGTCCAAGCACCCGGCGTTCGATGCCCTCGTGCAGGGCCATGACGGCCTGGAGCCCTTCGGCGGGCGTAATTCGTACACCGCACGACAGCAGCTATCCGGTGCGTTCCTCCACGGCGGCGTGTACGCCGTGACCGCTCGCGCGTTGCGAGACTGGCCGTCAATGTGGGGCGGCCCGTGGTGGGGCTGGCCGATCCCCCGTGAGCGCGCCTTCGACATCGACGACGAGACGGATTGGAAGATCGTCGAGATGCTGATGGGCGAGCGGTTGGCCATCCGGTGATCGCCGGCGAACGCCTGCGCGCGGACTCGGCGCCTGACGTCAGGTACCGTCATATCGGGCGGTACCGGCATGCGATCAATCTCGCCAGGCACCGGGCCGGAACCTGGTGGGACGTCGCGTGCGCGGACGGATACGGCACGAAGCTGATGCCGAGCCGGACCCGCGTGGGGTTCGACCGCGACGGCCCGTCGATCGCCGTAGCTCGCGCACGGGATCCAGCGGCCCGCTACTGGTGCGCGGACGTCACGGAACCGTGGTGGTGGCTGCGCGAGCGGTCACGGCCGAACGTCGTGCTGTCGATCGAGACGCTTGAGCATCTGCCGGCCGACGCGCAGCCGAAGTTCATCGCCGACCTTGCCCGGTTGCTGGAGCCGCACGGCGTGGTAGTGCTCGCGTGTCCTATCGGTGACGGCCCAAGCGCGGTCAACCCATGGCATCTCCATGAGCCGAGTGAACAGGAGCTCCGGACGTGGTGCGAGGCGTCGTTCCCGCTCGTCTCTGTCACGGCCGAGTCGTACGAATCGACATCGGGGCCGGCGGTCCAGGCGTTTGCGGTCTGCTATGCCGAGTGACCCGACCGGCGACGTAGTCAGGAACCTCGTGACGCTCAGGCGCGTCGCCAACGGGCTGTCCTCGGACATGCGCGCGAGGGTACGCGCGCTCGTGGACGACTTCGTGGCCGAGCTCGCGCGACACGACCCGACCGGCGTCGTGCGCGAACGCTACCGCAGGGAGCGGGTGGAGCGTGTTATCGCCAAGCTTCGCGAGGTCGCCGGCTCACGCTACCCCGAGATGCGCCGTGAGCTCGAAGCCGCGCTCACGAGGCTCGGCAAGCAGCAGGCACTGTGGGCGGCCCGGACGCTTGATTCCTCCGTCGGCGAAGTCGGAGCGGTCGACGTGCGCCTCGAAGGCATCGGCATCGATCGCTTCCGCACGATCATCCGGACCGACCCGTTCCACGGCCAGACGATGCGCGAATGGTTTGGACGCCACGAGGCCAGGACGCTCGCGCTCGTACGTCAACAGGTCCGGCTCGGCATGGCCCAAAACGAGCCGATCGGAGACATCATCCGACGGATCCGCGGCCGCTCCGTGGGCCGCGGCAGGTTCAGCGGTGGCGTGATGGGCACGACCACGAGGGAGGCCGAGGCAATCGCCAGGACGGCGGTGACGTTCGTCTCGAACCGCGGGCACATGGAAGCCTACGAGGCGAACAAGGACGTGGTGGGCGCCGTCGAGTTCACGGCGACGCTCGATTCACGTACGACGCCGATCTGCGCGCGCTGGGACGGCACCGTGTGGGGTGTGGACGATCCGGGCAAGATGGTGCCGCCACTGCACGTGAACTGTCGGAGTGTCCTGACACCCGTCGTCGACTGGAAGAGCCTCGGCATGGAGCCGCCATCCGAGGGTACAAGGGCGAGTGCTGGCGGCCAGGTGCCCGCGTCCACAACTTACGAGGAGTGGTTCCGAGGCCAGTCCAAGAGCGTACAGGACAGCGTGATCGGCCGGGCGAGAGCCGACCTGTTCAGGAGCGGCAAGATCACGTTCAGGGACATGGTCGGGAAGGACAACCGCATTCTGAGGATCGACGAACTTGCCGCGTGACCCCCGCGAGATCCACGATTTCGAGCAGATGCACGCCCGGCTGAAGGACATCGCCGCGGCGGTCGGATCCTATAAGCAAATGCTTGAATCACTGAGCGTACCCGAAGGCGACGCATGGGAGAGCGCGCGCAAGATGGAGGACCGGCTTGCGGATATCGCGTTCGGCGAGTTCGAGGAAACCGAGTACCGGCGGATGGTCGATCAGATCACGACGGAACTGATACGGGAGCTCGACAAATAGCATGTACCTGATCTTCGGCACCGGCCGTTCTGGCTGTTCCCGCGTCGCTCGCATCCTCGAGGACCGCTTCGGTGTCGACTTCGGCGGGCCGGGCGAAGTGAACGCCGCCTATCCCGACGGCACGTACGAGCGACCGGGCCAGCGCGTTATCGACACATCGCACCTGATTGGTGACATCACCGTGCAGCAGTGGGCGCTCGCGATGCGTCGGCTGGTGGACGGGCTCACGGAACCGTTCGGGCTCCGGCATCCGCTCAACGCCCCGTTCGTGCAGCTCTACGTCGCCATGTTCCCCGATGCCCGGATCATCTGGTGTCAGCGCGACCTGGTGGCGACCGCTCGGGACTACTACGAGACGCACGAGGTCGACGACGTGACAGCGCTCCGCGCGGTGACGGGCAGGTTCGAGGCGCTGGCCAGGACGCTGTCCGCAGTCCCGCACGTCGCGGTCGACGTCACGAGGGAATGGACGGACTCGGAGCTCGCCGATTACCTGGCCGAACAACTGGAGCTGGCGCCGAAGTTGGTGGTGACGTGAGCCGCAGTTCCCGAGGTTCTCAGGTCGCGCTCGTCGGAAAAGACACGGCCGGCCTCGATCAGAACGTCGTGCTCGTGAGCCAACCGTCTCAGCACATCCCCGGCTTCATCTTCGGCAACTCGCTTTGTCGGCGATGCGGCTGTCCACCCAACCCGCTCGGCTGCACGTGCTCGGAGCCCGTGCATATCCCGGTCTATCCGATGAGCGCCGAGGGTTCGCGTGAGGCCGACTCGGTGCTGATCTGCGGCGCGGGTCCATCGCTCCACGATGTTGCCGGGGTTGCGGCCGACTACACCGAGGTGTGGGCCGCAAATTCCGCGCTGATGTGGATGACCGAGCGGGGTGTCAGGGTCACGCACGGCGTCGCGATCGATCCGTCCACGCACATGTTCGGCAAGGTCTGGCAGGATCCGCCCGACGTGCAGTACCTGCTCGCCACGACCGTCAATCCCGGACTCACGGATCACCTGTGGCAGCACGGCCGGGCGATGACGTTCTTCCACTCGCTCCGGGGCCTGGACTCCGACGAGACGACGCTCTACGGGGTGCTCTACCCGAAGACGGTGCTGACCGGGCACGGGCTCAACGTCTGCAACCGCGCTCTCGACCTCGCCGGCTGGCTCGGGTTTGGGCGCATCGGCCTGATAGGCGCGGACTGCGCGCTCTCGCCGGACGGCACGATGTACGCCGACGGGCGCGGCGTCTACTCAGACGACTGGGGCGTCGTCGGCGAGTTCGACGAACGGAAGTGGCATACGAAGGCCGACATGCTGATGAGCGCGGTCGAGTTCGTGCGTCACCGGAACCGGCTCGGCGCGGACCGGGTCACGTTCATCGGAGACACGTTGCCCAAGGCCCTACAGGACAAGAGCGAGGAGTTCCTCAAGCGATGCATCGATTGGGCACCGAACGAGTGAACGGCGTAGCGGCTTCCGCTGTCCCGAAGCTGCTCAGCCTCGACGCGGCGTGCCCGTACTGCGGCCATGGCCCGCGACTCAGGATCGAGCCGTGGGTGCGCGTGCTGTTCCGTGGCGCCAGCCAGAACGCGGTGGTGGCGACGTACCAATGCCATCGGCCGCGGTGCGGTCAGGTGTACGCGGTGCGCGTCTATCACTTCGTCGGCGCGGCGTGATGCTTGACGTGGGGGCCGCTAAGGTGGTAGCGTAGGGTCGGAAGGACAGTGTAGAGCCCGCGGGAGGCCCGTACCTGGCAAAGGCCAGGGCGGGCCTTTCGTCGTTACAGGAGGAGTGCGTGTCGGAGATCGACACCAGTTCCGAGGAGTTCCAGGCGGCCGTGAAAGCGGCTCTGGACGATGAGGCGAAGGGCCTCAAGTCCGCGCTGGAAGCAGAGCGCAAGGCGCGGAAGGACGCCGAAAAGGCGGCCGCGAAGTTCAAGGACGTGGACCTCGATAAGTACCAGCAGGTCATGACCGACGCCGAGAAGGCCGAGGAGCAACGCCAGCGTGAGGCTGGCAAGTTCGACGAGCTGCTGGAGAAGGAGAGGAAGAAGTTCGAGACGGCCCAAGCCGACCGTGACACGAAGATCGCGACGCTGACGGCTTCGCTCGAACGCACGCTGATCGAGTCCGCGGCCAAGTCCGCGATTGCTCAGCACGGGGGCGACGCGGAATTGCTGCTCCCGCACGTGACCAGGTCCACCAAGCTGATCGAGCATGACGGCAAGCACTTGGCCGTCGTGGTCGACGAGCGAGGGGAGCCGAAGCTCGCACCGGACGCGAAGAACGCGACCGAGTACATGGGCATCGAGCATCTCGTGAGCGGCTGGAAGGAAGGCGGCAAGTTCGCCGGCGCGTTCGCGGGTACCGGCGCGTCCGGTGGTGGCGCGGTCTCGTCCGGAGGTGGTGGGAGATCCGCCGGTCCGGTCAAGACGGTGAGCGAGAGCGATTTCCTCGCCAACCTCGACGGCATCGCGAAGGGCGAAGTCAAGGTGGCCGTCGGGCAGTAGCACCAGGCGGGACAATGCGGACGGGGTGATCCTGCCGCGAGCGGGCCGGACGGGTGATCCGGTGGCCCGAAGGAGCGGACTCCGAACAAGTCGGGGTCCTTGGCCATCGATTCAAACCGTAGGAGGCCCCCGTGGCCAACACGCTGACCAACGTCATCCCGCAGCTTCTCGCGCAGTCGCTTCCGACGCTCCGCGAGAACGCGCTCATGCCGCGGCTCGTCAACCGCTCGATCGACGCGGAGAACCGCGAGCGCGGCGACACGATCGATGTGCCGGTGCCGACCGCAATCGCGCAGCGCGACGTGACCGCGGCCGTGACCGCCGCGACGAACCAGGACACCGCGGCGACGAAGGTCCAGGTGATCCTGAACCAGTGGAAGGAGGCGAGCTTCCACCTGTCCGACAAGGACGCCGAGTCCGTGTTCGCGGGGCTCATCCCGATGCAGGCCGCGGAGGCCGTCAAGGCCATCGCGAACGGCGCCGACAGCTTCATCCTCGGCAAGTACACGGGCGTCTATCAGTTCGGCGGCACCGCGGGCACGACCCCGTTCGCGACCGCGCTGACCGCGTTCAAGGACGCGCGCAAGTACCTGAACAAGAGCGCGGCGCCGATGGGCGACCGGCGCGTGGTGCTCGATTCCGACGCCGAAGCCAACGCGCTCGTGCTCTCTCAGTTCCTGAAGGCCGACGAGCGCGGCGACCAGGGCGGCATCCTCGACGGGCAGATCGGCCGCAAGCTGGGAGCCGACTGGTTCCTGAACCAGAACGTGCCGACGCATACCGCGGGCACGTGGGCGATCACGGGGGTGGGCTACACCGAGGTCAAGACTTCGGTCGTCGCGGGCGTGCAGACGGTCATCATCCAGGGCAACAGCTCGACGACCACGAACGGCGGCACCCTCGTGGTCGGTGACGTGTTCAAGATCGCGGGCGAGACGTACGTCGTCACGGTGAGCGCGTCGGTCGCGGTCGCCGCGCAGGCCACGCTGTCGATCCAGTTCAGCCCTGCGCTGAAGGTGGCCGCCCCCGTCGGTACCACGGTCAGCTTCGGCGGCGCCACGGTCGGGGTCGGGCCCAGTGACCACCAGGTGAACCTGCTGTTCCACCGCGATTTCCTGGCGTTCGCGTCGCGCCCGCTGTCGCGCAGCCAGATGAGCGGAGGCGGCGCGATGTTCATGAGCGTCGCGGATCCGATCTCCGGGCTCGCGCTCAGGCTCGAGGTCGCGCGCCAGTACAAGCAGTGGACGTACAGCTACGACTTGCTGTACGGAGCGACGGCGGTCAGGCCGGAGCTCGCGGCCCGGATCCTCGGGTAAGGACCGCGCTGGGGAGCGGGGCGTTCGTCCTACGGGTCGGGCGTACCCGCTCCCGGCGGGTGACCTATGGCTGTCACGATAGTCGCCACCGCCAAGAGCGCGAGCGCGAACTCCTACGGGACCTTGGCCGAAGCCGAGACCTACATGGAGGGCCGCACGGGTACGGTCACGTGGGACGCGGCGACGGACGACCAGAAGAACCGCGCGCTCGTCGAAGCGACGAACCGACTCGACCAACTCGACTTCTTCGGCGGTGTCACGGCTTCGGACCAGCGGCTCAAGTGGCCACGGGTCGGCGTCTACGACGCGGACGGTCGGTCGTGGGATCAAGACGTCGTGCCGCGGCCCGTGATGAACGCGCAGTTCGAGCTGGCGCTGGCGCTGGTCAACGGCGACCTGGAGCACAAGGACACCGGCCTCGAAGGGTTCGACTCCGTACGGGTCGGACCCCTATCGGTGGACATCAACCACGGTCGTGAGCCCGGCGCGTTGCCACGGGCCGTCAGGCGTTGGCTCGTCGGCCTGATGGTGTCCGCCGGGCAGCTCAACGTGCGAGTGGTCCGTGGCTAGCCCGCTCGACGGCCCGCTCCGTGCGGTCGCGAAGACGCTAACGGCGAAGTTCGGCGCCGAGGGCCTGATCGAGTACGTGGCGACCGGCGCCTACGACACGACGACCGGCAAGGCCAGCTCGACCGCTTCGACCTCGGTGACGGTGCGCGGCATCGTCGAAAACTACGGCAACCGCGAGATCGACGGCACGCTCGTGCTGCGTGGCGACCTGAAATGGACGATCGCGGCCAAGGACATCGACCGGCCGCAGGTCAACGATCTCGTGACGATCGACGCGGTGCGCTACACGGTCATGGGCGCGAAATCGGAATGGTCCGGCGAGCAACAGGCGCTCCACGTGCTCCAGTTACGCCGATGAGCGCCGCGGACGACGCCCGCAGGAACGGCGACCGCATCGTGGACGCCAAGCTCGACCGGCTGGGGCGAGCCGTCGCGTTCGAGACGATAGGCCGGCTGATGGACGCCACCCCGGTCGATATCGGGCGGGCGCGCGGCAACTGGAATCTGTCACGTGGCGCCGAGGACGTGTCGACCGATCCGGACCGGCGAGCGCCGGCCGCTCTCGCGCAGGCGCAGGCGCGCGTGGCGTCGGTCCGGATGTCCCAAGGCGACAAGGTCTACCTGACGAACGGGCTACCCTACATCGGCAAGCTGAACGACGGCCATTCGCGTCAGGCGCCGGCCGCGTTCATCCAACTCGTCGTGCAGCGCATGCAGTCATTCGTGCTCCGGGCCGCGCGCCAGGAGGGTCGACGTGGCTAGCGCGCTCGACACCGCACGCTCGGGCATCGAGGCTCGGCTGAATTCAGGATGGAGCACGACGCCGGTCGCGTGGCAGGGCGTCGAGTTCGACGCGGGCGAAGCCGATTGGATCCGGCCGACGCTCGTGTTCAACGTCGGCGAGATGGAGACGTACGGCGCGAGCGGCGTGAACACCGTCGAGGGGCTCCTGCTGCTCGACGTGTTCACGGTCACGAAGGCGGGACTCGGCGACCTGTACGGCTACGTCGACACGCTCAGGGACCTGTTCGATCGGGCCACGGTGGGTGCGATCGAGTTCGGCGCCGCGGGTGGCCCGCGCGAGATACCGGACGATCAGTGGAGGCAGCTCCAGTTCGAGGTGCCGTTCATCATCGAGGAAACCAGCTAGGAGCTACCCATGATCTTGAAAGACATTGACATCCGGATCGGCGGGACCGACCTGTCCGGCTACGGCCGCGCTCTGACGATGACCGAAGGCGCGGCGATGCAGGAGGCGCAAGCCTACGGCGACGACTGGACGTGGTTCGAGGTTGGCCTCAGGACAGGCGCCTGCACGATCCAGTTCTGGCAAGGCTTCGGTGCCGGAACTCCGGACGCGGTCATTTCGGCGCTTCTCGCCACGGTCGCGACCGTAGCCATCAAGCCGACATCGGCGACGATCGCAACGACGAACCCGACGTTCACGTTTCAGGGCGCGTTCGAGAACTATGAGCGGTTCGCGGGCCAGATCGGCGACCGGGCGGTGTGCTCGGTCGATCTCGTGCTCGGTGACAACACCGGCATCGTGAGGACGACTTCGTGATGGGCGTACGCGACAAGATCCTGGCGGCGAAGGTCGCCGAGAGGGTGGTCACGCTCCCCGAGGGCAAGGTGCTCGTTCGGGGTCCGACGATCGCCGCGCGCGACGCGATGCAGCTCGCGGCGGTACGCAAGGAGTCGTGGCGCGAGTCCGTGCTCCGGTCCTGCTGCTTCGATCCGAAGTCCGGCGAGCCGTTGTTCGAGGAGGCCGACGAGCTTCGGGCTATACCTGCCCACGTCACCGAGCCGCTCATCGAGGCGGTGCTGGAGCTGGCCGCGTTCACCACCGAGGAGATAGAGGAACTCGAGGGAAACTCCGAGCGGACCCCGAGCGTCGCTACCGCTTCCGCCTAGCCCGTACGCTAGGCTGGTCGGTCGCCGAGCTCGGGGTCCGCATGAGCCACCGCGAGTACATCGAACAGCGGATCTACGACAGACTCGAACGCGAGGCCAACGAGGAAGCGGCGATGGATAACAAGCTCCTAGCGGACAACGCGCGCCTCGCGCGGCGGCTGAAGATCGTCTAGCGTGGCCACGATCGCCGCCCTCTCCGTCCTGGTAGACGCCGACACGCGCCGCTTCAAGCAGGGCATGCGTGGAGTCAGTCACGATATCCAGCAAGCGGAACGGGCGGGTATCGGGATGAGCCGCAACCTCCGCACGATGGCGTTTCAGGCGACCGCCGTCGCGACCGCGCTCGCGGCCGGAACCGTAGCGCTCGGCAACTTCGCGGAAGCCGGCTCCAAGTCGATCGCGCTCCAGACGGCGTTCAAGTCCAAGACGGGCGACGTCACGCGCTCGCTCGAACTGCTCAGGAGCGCGACCAGCGGCCTCGTCGGCGACATGGAGTTGATGACGCAGGCGAACTTCGCGCTCACGCTGGGCTCCGCGGAGAACGTCGAGCAATTCGCCGAGATGGCCGAGGTGGCGCAGAAGCTCGGCCGCGCGCTCGGGCTTGACACCGCGTTCGCGCTGAACTCGCTCAACGTCGGTATCGCGCGCCAGTCGCGCCTCGTGC